TGTGATAGTTACGAAAGTAGAAAAAATCAGATGTATGGCATAAGGTTAAATCCTAAGTGCTACATAGAAATCGGCAATCAGCAGCCAAGACCCGAATAGGGTAAGGTTCAACGACTAAGTGCTCCCAAGCGGGAGACTGTGGTGGGCATCCTACTCAGAGGATGATGATATAGTCTGCGCCCTTGTGAAAACAAGGGGTGGAGAAATCCACGGCACGGCGTAGCGAGCCGTATAAACTTACTGAATAAAAACACTCGGACAGGGAGTAGCTACCTTTCCAATGTACTGCTAATACAAAGGATTACGAGTGTTTTTATTATACCAACTTTTTAGCAGAAAGGAGGTGCAACGATGATTAAATCTTATAAGATACGTCTATATCCTACAAAAGAACAAGAGCAAAAGATGTGGCAACACATCGGAGCTTGCCGATATATATGGAATTATATGCTTGCTTTGCAACAACAGCGATACAAAGATGGGGAAAAACATTTATCGCGCTTTGACACTATGAAACTTTTGACACCCCTTAAACAAGAGGAAGATAAAAGCTGGTTAAAGAATGTGGCAAACGCATCTTTACAGATAGTATGTACTGATTTATCTAAAGCCTATGATAAGTTTTTCAAGAAACAAGGTGATTTCCCTAAATTCAAATCACGCAAGCATAGTAAGCCAAATTTTCCTACAAGAAACGAACGTTTATGGTTTGATGGGATTTATGCCAATATTGAAAAGATAGGTAAAATCAAATACAAAACTGATTATACAATACCTTATGGTAGAGGTAATAAGTTTACAAATCCCAGAGTATCATATCAGAACGGTAAGTGGATGCTTGGATTCGGTATGGAGTGCGAGAACCAAGCACTAATACTAACAGATAAACCAATGGGTATAGATCTTGGTATCAAAGAAACTATGACTGTCGCATACGGAGACGAAGCAATTATCTTTCATAACATCAATAAATGCAAGATAATCCGAACTCTTAAAAAGCAGATGAAACATCTTCAGCGTTCTATCAGTCGCAAATATGAAGCCAATCGACAGGGCAATAAGTATATAAAGACAAAGAATATAGAACGTTCGGAAGAAAGGCTTAGAAAGATGTATACTCGTCTTACAAACATTCGCAATAATTACATACATCAGTGTACGCACAAGTTAGTATCCTTATATCCCTCAAAAGTGGTAATGGAAGACTTGAATGTACGGGGCATGATGAAGAATAAACACTTGTCAAAAGCAATACAAGAACAGTGTTTTTATGAAATCATACGTCAGATGAAATATAAATGCGAATGGAACGGTATTCCATTCTATCAAGTGGATAGATTTTATCCTTCGAGTAAAACCTGTTCTTGTTGTGGTCACATCAAGTCCGATCTTAAACTCAGTGATAGAACGTATATCTGTTCAGAATGTGGAACAGTCATGGACAGAGATTTAAATGCTGCAATAAATTTGCAGAGGTATGTAATCTAATTACAGAGGTTACAACCTTGAGGTGTCGTTGCACCTTTAAGCTGTGGAGTGCTATGCAAACACAAGTAGCTAAGGCAAAAGTGGGTGCTATGAAACAGTAAGTTTGGTTTGCCAAACACAACGGTTCAAGGTTATCGCAACTCATGGTCACGAGATAAAGAACATGAGTAACTATTTACAGCAGATAAGCTCGTATAAGCGCGAGTTTATCGACTATGCTTTGGTCGGACACCTACACAGATATGAGGTTATTTCGAGTACAAGCGCAGTTTATCATGACACCGAGGTTGTGGTGTCTCCATCGTTTATCGGCGGTGATCCTTACGCCGAGACGCTATTGAAATGTAGCAGACCCGCGTGTTTAATGCTTGGGTTTGATAAGGTTAAGGGTTTAACAGAAACACATAAAATTATATTGAATTAAAGGAGCGAAACAAAAATGAAGAAGAGTGACATCATCAGAGCAGTATCAAAGAAAACTAATTTTACTAATGACAACGTAGACATAGCACTGACCGCTTTTATGGAGGTCGTACAGGAGGCTATGCAGGCTGGCGAGGACAAGATTGTACTGAAGGGCATTGGTACGTTCAAGCGCAAGATATCCAAGGCAAGAGAAATGAAGAATCCTCAGACCGGCGATATTATCAAGGTACCGGAGAAGGTATCGTATTCTTTCAAGATTTCCAATCTTCTGAAGAAATCTCTAAACGATTGATTATCACCTTGTAACAAATCAATTAGGCAAGGGCGTTGATAATTATAGGCGGCGGCGGGTTAAGCACCTTGGCTGCCGCTGTATTTTGACAGCAATTAAGGAAGCCCATATTACTGGCTATTTTTGAATCCGAGAGTTCATTACTCGTTGCTGTCTTCCATTGTTCATATTTCATCAACTCCTTCGTTTCGGGACATCGTTCGTTTGCGGTGTCCCGTCTTTTATATACACGGTCGCTTCATCTAATGGTCAGGATAGGAGGCTTTCGATCTCCAAATGCTTAGGTTCAACTCCCGCAGCGATCATCCATAGAGTAGTTTTCGGTTACGACTACGGGTTATCTGTTTTCGGATGGGTAATAGCCCTGAGTAAGATGCGTCTAAAAGGGGTAAACCGATTTATGCGAGGTGGTGAAAGGGTATCATAGTGGATTCATATTCCACAGTTTCGAGTTCAAGTCTCGACCTACGCAATAACGAGTGTAATACTCGATGAATATACTTGCACAACTTCAATTTTGATAATGTCATTGAACAAGGATGATTATTTCTGTATTTACTTTGAAAGATAATAGTGGTAATTATCTTTGTAAGATTCCCATTATCGGATTTGGAATTGGGGTAAGTATAACACATATAAATGCGGGAAATAGTTCAACAGTAGGTCGCCATTCACGAAGGAGTGGAGGTAGAGGTGCAATTCCTCTTTTCCCGCTTACGTCGAATAATCGGCGAATCAAAACAATGAATAAAAGGAGAAACAAAAATGACCGAAGGAAAATCTATTTTTACACCGAAGACTGCGAGAGCGCTTCTTAAAATGGGCAACGTTATTATTGACATCAAGCCCGACAAGTCCAATCACGATAAGACGATATTCGTTTTCAGAAACGATGACAAGCTGAAACAGGATTTATCGACTCTGAGTGTAAAGAAGAATACTATCGCAAAGTCCGAAAATGTGACAGATATCTTCTCAGACTGATTGTCTGAATAGAACGATAGCAAACTTCCGACAGTAGCTACCCCACCATCAGGGGATCGCAAGATCGGGAGTTTTTTTGCTGATATAGTATAACGGTTATTACAATAGATTTGTAATCTTTAGATTCCCGTTCGATTCGAGATATCAGCTTGACGGCTCGGAAAGACGAGTGAGAGTTAAAGGAAAACGTCGTAGCATACTCGATACATAACAATGAAACATCGGCGCGACCGTTTGGAGAGACAAGCAAATTTAGATAACGAGGAGAAAATCTATGGAAGATTTTGTTATAACAATACCCATACCCAAGGGAGAGGCAGACTACAAGTTACCCGATCCTGATTTACTGAGGTACTATAGAGATTATGGAGATAGAATCTGCTACGTTGATTCTGATATCGACGACGATACTTTTGAAATTGCTCAACGCATTTTTGAATATAACCGTCAGGATAAAGGCAAGAAGGTCGAAGAAAGAAAACCTATAGTCATTTTCGTTAATTCGTATGGCGGGGAATTGGATGTTACCTACTCAATAGTGTCTGCAATATTATCAAGTACCACACCTGTTGTAACTGTTAACTGTGGAGTTGCTATGAGCGGCGGCAGCTTAATTCTTCTTGCGGGACATAAACGTTATGCTATGAAGTATAGCACTGTTATGTTCCATCCCGGTTCTGCTGTACAGAGTGGCACCTATGAGCAAATGCGCGAAAGCCAGAAGAACTACGAGAGAACTGTGGATATCATGGAGAAGTATATTACCGAAAGAACTAAGATTACTTCCAAGAAGTTAAAGAATAATTGGACACGCGATTGGTACCTTAATAGTTCTGAGCAGACCGCTTTCGGAGTGGTCGATAAGATTGTTGAAAGTCTTGACGAGGTGTTCTAAGTGGCAAAGACAAAAAGAAGTACGTTAATTGATTATGGCGATCCGCCCGAGACACTTGACGGGCATCCGTTTTATGGACTGGAACTTGACGATGAACAGAAAGTGTTCAGAGATGCGATATGGTCTAAAGACAAGGACATTGTGTTTTGCAATAGTCGTTCGGGCGGAGGTAAGACTCTTGTTTCGGTGGCTACTGCCAATTTATTAGTGCAGTACGGCATTTATTCAAAACTGATTTATGTATGCAGTCCTTGTGGAAACGAAGAGAGACTGGGGTATCTTCCGGGGACGCTCTCGCAAAAATCCGAAGTCCTATATGAACCCTTGTATTCGGCGTTGGAAACACTTGGGATAAATCCGTTTACAGCGATTGATGATGGAAGTCTTGTGAGTCAGAAATATGACAGCACGGGATATATCAAGCCGCTTACAGACGTATATCTTCGCGGCTGCAATTTAAACAATGCTGTTGTTTTGATTGAAGAGACACAGAATGTAGAGTTTCATCTATTAAAGAAGATTCTAACAAGAGTATGTAAGAATACCAAAGTTGTATGTATAGGACACGATGGGCAGATTGATTTACACAATAAAGATTCGAGTGGCTTTGTAAAATACATAGAATGGTTCAAGGCAAAGAATGATGATAGAGTAGCTATATGCGAATTGAATCAAGTTCATAGGTCTTGGATTGCAGAATACGCGGATCAGCTCAGGTAATTAAATCAAGTAATCATAGGCTGGCTGTGTGCCAGTAACGGAATTACAGGGTTCTTCCCTATCCGCCTTTGATATTAATAGTATTAAAGGAGAGATGATTATGAATGAAATCGTAAAAGTGTTTGAAAACGAAGAATTTGGAAGAGTAAGGACTGTGACCATCAATAACGAACCGTGGTTTGTAGGCAAAGATGTTACTGAAATTCTTGGATATGAAAGAACTACAAAAGCGGTTGTCGAACACGTTGATGACGAAGACCGTCAAATGGTTGACGGAAGAACTCAGTCCTATTTTGGGATTGAGTTAGGACAACGCGGTGGTTGGTTAATCAACGAGAGTGGTCTTTATGGTCTTATCCTTTCCAGCAAACTTCCGAAAGCAAAAGATTTTAAGCATTGGGTAACAAGTGAGGTTCTTCCGTCCATTCGTAAGACTGGTTCTTATAGCATTCAGCCTAAACCTGATAGCTATATGATTGAAGATCCTGTCGAAAGAGCAAAACGCTGGATTGAGGAATATGAGGAAAGGAAAGCGTTGGAGCAGAAAATAGAACTCGACAAGCCCAAGGTTGACTTTGCCGATCATGTTTCTGATACAAGCGATCTGATAGATATTGGCACTCTTGCAAAATTAGCCAATGATGAGAATATACCGATTGGACGCAATAAGTTATTTGAGTGGCTAAGAACAAATTATATTCTTATGTCTAAAGGTGAACATAAGAATGAACCTTATCAGAAATGTATTGATAACGGTTGGTTTGTTATTAAAGAATATGCGTACAAGACTCCTTACGGTAATCAGATAGGAACCAAAACCTATGTCACCGGTAAAGGACAGATGTACATAATCGAAAGACTTCGCAAAGAATTTACATAAATTAAAAGTAAATTTTAACGGGTTCCGCCCGTGCGTTTCTTGCGGAATCCAAGTCGCGGTTGGCATACCGAGGGTCGATCCCTCGGCGCGGCTATCAAGAATAAAAAGAAAGGAAGGTGGCATTATGCCCAAACAAGACTTGACTAAGAAACCCATTGGTAGACCCAAGGGTTCTAAGAGTACATATGTGCGAAAGAGCGTCAAGCAAATGAATGAGGATATTCTGCGTATCCAAGCGGGCGATGCCGCGCAGAATACCTTTCACTGTTGCTCGTGTGGCAAGGACACAGACAACGCCGGGTTATTCCCACGCAGTAATCATTTCCTCCATGCGAACAATCATATGAGAATGCCGTATTGCAATGATTGCTGTAATGCTTTGTTCAACGTGACCAAGCTGGGATTCCCCGACTATCATGATGGTTACAGACGAATCTGCCAAATGCTCGATATATATTATAATGAGTATCTTGCAGAACAGGCGTATCAGGAATCGAATGACGGCAATCGCGTGACCAAATATATCACGTTGCTCAATAATCGTCCACAGATTGCTGAGAAGACTTATGCCGATAACGTGCTTGAAGATATTGAAAAGTCGGCGGCCGAATTGTATCGAATGGCTCCTGAGATACCTACGTATACGGTAACGCAGGAGATGCGAGATTTTTGGGGGTTCGGTCTTAGCGACAAGGGGTATGACTTCTTGAATCACAAGTATGAGGAATGGTCGCGTGACGTCGAGTGTGACAATATAGCTCAAAAAACAATTATTAAGAATATATGTCTAATTCAATTACAGATACAAACTGCGATGGAAGAGGGCGACGATATTACAAAGCTCATTAATCAGTTTAATGCAAGTTTGTCGTCCGCGAATTTGCAGCCAAAGCAGAAGTCGGATAGCGAAATGCTAACGGATAATCAGTGCTTTGGTTTGAAGATCAAAGAATGGGAAGACGAGGAACCCATTGACGAACCCGACGAAAGGTTTAAGGACGTTGATGGTATAAGACATTATATCATTGTTTGGTTTCTTGGTCACTTCTGTAAGATGATGGGGATAAAGAATAAGTATACCGAAGCGTTGGAAAAGGAGTATACCGAAGAGATTGAAAAGTATACTGTAGAGCCTCCGACTTATGACGATGATGACGATTCGTTTATAGATGCTGATGAACTGTTCGGCGGTGATTCGTCATGAGAGGTTGGTCAAAGGAAAAGACAAAACAGATGAAGGCGATAAACAAGTGGTGCGGATATTACAGAGCTAATCCGCATCGCTTTGTTGAAGACTATCTTGGATTTAAGTTAAAGATATTTCAATGTATTTTATTGGTAATGATGAATGTAAGCAATAAGTTTGCCTACATCGCAGCAAGAGGCCAAGGTAAATCATTGCTAACCGCTATATTTTGTTGTGTTCGTTGTATTTTATATCCTAATACACAAATATGTATTTCGGCGGGAAGCAAGGAACAGTCGGCTGAAATTATCGGCAAGATTATTCTAATACTTATGCCGAAGTCTCCATTGTTGCGAAATGAGATATTGGAATATAAAAATAATACGAGTGGTGCTTATGTAATATTTAAGGATGGCTCGTATATCAAGACCGTTACAGCCACGGATAACGGAAGACATAATCGTGCAAATATACTGATAATAGACGAGTTCAGATTAGTTAAGAAACACATCGTCGATACTGTTCTTACTAAATTCCTTACTTCTTCCCGTGACGCTGGTTATCTTAATAAACCTGAATATGCTCATTTAAAAGAGCGCAATAAGCAGATATATCTTAGTTCTGCATATTTTAAAAAGCATTGGGCTTGGGATCATGTTAAATCCTATGCGGCGAATATGCTTGATGATAAGAAGATGTACTTTATCTGTGGCTTACCGTATCAGCTTTCTATTAAAGAAGGCATTATGATGCGCGAGGATGTCGAGGACGAAATGTCAGAAGCGAGTTTTAATGCAATGAGTTTCCGTATTGAAAACGAGTGTCTTTGGCTTGGAGAAAGTGAGGATGCTTTTTTTAATTACGAGGAATTTGTATTTGCTCGAAAAGTGCCATTACCTTTTTATCTTCCCACAACAATTGATGCTATGAATATACAGCCCTTGAAATTACCGCTAAAGCAAAACGGCGAAATAAGATTGGTCGCCGCCGATATAGCCGTAATGGGTAGCAAACGGCACAAAAACGATGCAACGTCGATCACGGTTCTTCAATTATTGCCGACCAAGAATAATCAGTTTATTCGCAATGTTATGTACCTTGAAAACTTCGAGGGTGGACATTCGGAAACGCAAGCTATCAGAATACGGCAAATATACGAGGAACTTTATTGTGATTATATTGTAATTGATACAGCTGGTTCTGGTCTGGGAATTTTTGACAATCTTGTAAAAGACCTTACTAATCCTGATACTGGCGAAGAATATTCGGCGTTCACTTGTAAGAACAATAGTGAAATGGCTGACAGATATAAAGGCAAGTCGCCGAATCCTCCAAAGGTAATATATAGCATAAAGGCAAACGCGCAATTCAATAGCGACATTGCCTCGTTACTAAAAGATAATATCAAGCGTGGTAAACTTAGACTACTGGTATCAGAACAAGAGGCCGACGCGTATTTTAATACACTTAAAGGGTTCAAGAATCTTTCACCTGAGAAAAAGACCGAACTTATGATGCCGTATGTTCAGACTTCTTTGATGATAAACGAGGTTATAAATCTGAAATACGAAATTGTTGGTTCCAAGGTAAAACTCAGCGAAAAAGGCAATGACAGAAAAGATAGATATTCGTCATTAGCATACGCTAAAGATCGGAA